GGAGGACTATGCCTCCTGCGAAGAGAGAAATTCTTTTCGCGCTGGGTTGGTGTTGTCCCCCTCTGTCGTTCCCTCCCTGTGTGGGAGAAAGCGAAAGCCAAGGCCCCTGAAGAAGTGTCAAACGACATTAGGATGAGGGTCAGGGACCCTCACCCATCTTCTTCGGATTCGATTCATCCTTGGGATGAATACCACATCTGGCTTGTCCCCACAGCCGACTGTTAAGTCGCGCATGAGACGGTGCCAATCATTTTTGAATTGTACGGAGCGTGATTTTTGCACGCTTACATTTACGTACATTTCGAGATGTTGGCAGGATGTGTTTACTCTAAACTTGAACAAAGAAGCATTCTTTTCGAATGCCTCTTGCCAAGAAGAGACATCTACACGACATGGGTAGTAACCAAGTTCAGGTGCATATGGAAGATATCCATATGTTTCTTGAATCTTGGCCCACAGATGTCGTGCTGATGTTACATATCCGCGGAAATGCAAATGATTTGCAAATTCCACGTAATGTAGAAACACTTCAGCAGATGTGGGTCGCGGGTTCCAACGGCGTTTCAGGCGAATCGGTGTGACATCGGTACCCTCATAGGCATCGACGCCGCACGACTCGCGAAAGTAGCCGCTGATACAGCACTTGTCGAGGTTGGCTTTAAGGCCAAAGAACTCGAGGAGCTGTATAACCTGAAGAGCATACTTTGTGGGGACGATTATATCGTCACCATAGACGTAAATGCTCTCCAGCGCCTGCGATCGCGACAGTCCTTCCTTACGGAGGGCAGCAAAACAGATGCACCAGAAACACAGCGCTTCAACGGGAAAGCATAGTGCTGATCCCATTGGCGCGTACTTTCTGAGCTTTACTGTTCTCCCGTCAGGGAGCTTAGTTGCTGTGCTGCGTAGAGCGAGAAGCACTTTCCTTAGGTCTGGTACCTCGTTGAAGAGGTAGTAGACGAGCTCCTCGGAAACACGATCGGACGCGTCCTTCATGTCAATCGTAGCCCATTCTCTAGTAACGCTCGATTCGAGCGCAAGAGTTTGGTTTACAGTTTGATCTGTGAAGTTCACGTGTCCCTTTGTCCGTGGGTGTGTCTCGATATAAGGAACGAGACTTTTCATCACACCCTGTTGGAGATATTGCATCTCCGCAGGTTCGATGCTAATGATCCGAGGTCCGCGCGAGTCTTTTGGGACTAGCGCAACCTTTGCCACTGGCATCTGGTCACGAATTAAGGAACTGAAATGTTCCGTCGTGTCTTCCAGCATGTCACTCCCACACGCAAAATAATCTGCATATGGGAACAGGTGATCTACTTTCGAGTACAGGTGGGTGAAGACCCACTTTTCCTCGAGAGTCTGACCGCCCGCGACCGCACCCGGACCATGCCCTGGGATAATGTCTTTCGGATCAAAATTCCGAAAAACATCCCAGAGAAGAAGCCTAGCTTCAGCCAATAAATGGCTGTCGGCGTTGGGACATCCGTTTGCAAGCTCTTCCTCCTCAATTCTGACGAATTCGTCAAGCTTTTGCTTTTCGAGTTCCGGAGAATAGGGGAAGTCCAGCTTGTAAGCGAGGTATGTCACTTGCCGTATAGATGCTAGAGCTTCGACATTGAGGTCTGGTAGGGGTTCTCCTTGGACCCCAATAACCATACCGAATAGGCCCGAAAGAAATTTCGGGTATATTCCAACACCATTAATGGTTTGCATAGCAAATCCATCTAAGGTGTTGTTGGGTATGGCCATCAGTTTCTTGTCTAAGAACTTTCCCACTTTTGGGAGAGTAATGGTAAGAAACTGAATTCCCTCAAATCCGGTTCTCTCAACAATAGTAGAGAGATCCCGGGAGAGGGATTTGGAGATCGATGGAAAACGGCGTGTTAAATCCACGAACATTTTCCGATACAGCTCGAGGTAGAAGTTTACCTCATCCAGGCTTTTAGACGTCCCGTTGCTTTTCACGGTGGCGTTCCTAAATCCCTGGCTCCTCTCCCGGCATCGCGGTTAGATCGAAAGCTCAGGCGTCAGAGTCGTTAGGGCTCTGAACGCAAGAACTTGTCGACATTTGCCGTAGTGGTGAGAAAGCCTCGCTCGAATACGATGAGATCATCGATATCCGTGCGAGACAGTACTCCATTAGCGGGTACTGTAACCGTCACATTTACGACGGCCGTATAGAGCTTTCCCGTCACTGCATCCTTCTTCGTCTTTTGAAAAGACAGAAGATGTCGATCCATCAGCTGGTCACCAACACCCTGTTTAGAGTGTTTGATGATCATAAGCCGAGGTTCAGCCTGCGTAGAGGCCTGGTCAATTCTTTCAGAATTGTAACCATCGCTTTTTCGAAGACTAAACGTCTTGGCGACAGATGCGGCATCGTTCAACGCGATATCGGTAGCGAAAGCCATTGTGGAAGCTGTCCTTTCGGGACCAGCACGTAGCTGGTATGTAAAGTCTTGCCCAAGGAACTTGTTGTGGGCTGTTGCTAGGATGGACTATGTCATGGTTTACCATGAAATAGTTTGCGAATGTCCAAAACTGGACGTTGGCGCCATCTTTGGTCAAGCAACATCGCAATTGTTGTTGCGTGATCAGTATTTAGCAACTGATCGAAATGGATAAGACGACTATTATCGGTGTAGCCCACTGAAGGGGTACGCTGATAGATGCTGACTACGTAAGAGGTGTGAGGGCCCCAGTCGGAGCCATCACTCATTGCGTAGACCTTGACTAAAGCCTTCACTTTGATAGAGTGAAAGCCACCTTGGAGATGAAGCTTTCCATTGAAAGGTTCACCTTCCATTTGGTCAAGGATCTTATCAGAATCTACGGCCCAATCGAGCATCCAGGTGTAAGCCCTCGCATTATAAAGAATGCGAGCTAGGTTGTTAAGACCTAGTGCATGTCCGAAAGCGTCGGCTTGATCCCAAAAGTTATCCAGCGATTGCAGCTCATTGGCTATAAAAGCCGTGGCACGCATTTTGCAGAGATAAGAATCGGGTTCAAGCTCAACTCGATAACTCAAATCGTCAGTCGTATGCACGTCTGAAACGACGGGCGTAGGACGAATCCACATTTGAGGCCCTGGATTCCAGAGCTCATCTGTAGATCGACGAATTGAGAAACACTGTCCCTGGGTATCGTGGAGGAATTTCATCCTCTTCGTAAAATACCCCCATACCTTGAGAATTTTCTTGCAATCAGAAACAAAGGGTCTGAAGCCAAATTTGTACTTCAGTCCTGCTGAAGAGGCCTTACCTGTAAGGTCCTTCAATTCTGGCAAGCATTCCTTCAAGCCGGCTTTTAGCTCCCAAATAAAATTTGCGAGCCCGACTTGAGATGGCATGGTCACGGTACAGTCATCGAGCCAGCTTTTAAGCTGGGCATCGACAACTTCCTGTGGAGGGAGAGGTACAACCTTCAAAATTTCTTCAGGGGTCACAGGTATAGGACATGGACCGTTAGTAACGATCGTGCCCCATACTGAGTCCCAGAAGAAAGTCGGGCTACCACGGATCTTGTAATGTGTAACTGGATTTTGTCCACCACGGTTGAGTTCATCAACCATGGAATCGAACTTGGAAAAGTATGGCCCCGGTATCACGACATCCTCGACCTTAAAATGAAGGCCGAGTTTGCGGAACTGTGAGTCAAATTTTACCAAGTCTGATTTTACACGAGATCGTGGCATAGAATCGCCTTTCCATTGGTAGACCACCTCGCAAGGG